GTACCAGTTTCAGTAACAGGCCTTGATCGTCCTGCACCTCGGTCGGACCTAATCCTCCAACCAGCAGTCCTGCCCCAAACTACTCTTGGTAGAGCGTTGAAGAGACGTGTTTGGTTGTTAAGTGCGTGCCAGACCTTATTTCCATAAGTTGTATTAAATACACCTGTCGCAGTATCTACTGTAAAGTATGACTGTTTCTGGAGGAAGTCTGGACCGAATACACGAGAGAAATAGCCTCTTTGAGACTGTCCTATATATTCTTGTAGTGAAATATTATCAGCCATTATTTAAGACCTCATATCTATAAATTCGGAAGGTACTGATGGGTCACCAGCATTGACCTTCTCTCGTAATTCGAGCAGATCAGACCAAGACATTTCAGAAAGTTGGTCAACGACCTCATTTCCTGAACTAGTATCGGATTTTTCAACAGTGGTAGAAACTTCAGTCGTTCCTTTAATGAGCTTAGGTGAAGCCAATCCTCTCTCTTCTCTCCATCCAGCTTTCCGAAGCCGCTTCTCAACTTCGTCCTGGATTATTTCCTCAGTGTCCTCACCATCATCTTTCTTGAGGGACTTGAGTTCTTTCCTGAGGTTTTTGATCATTCGAGCCATGTTGGCAATTTCGGAGTCGGAATATTCCTCGTCCTCATCGTCACCCATTTCGATATCATCTTCTTCCTCTTCAATAGGCATGTCCTCAATATCCTGCTTTTTGAGTTTACTCTTTTTCATAGCAGCAATAGGGGTCTGAGATTCCTCTGAATCAGTATCAATGGTAGCTTCTTCAGCATCATCATTAGCTTCTCCAGACATATCTGTCCCACTAACTGAGTTCTCGCCATCACTCCCAAGATCTTGAACCTGCTTTTCAAGATTGGAAATTTTGGAAGCTACAGATTTCTCAACAGCAGCCGTAACGCTCTTGATCATCTTCTCCCAATTTACTACCTCTTCTTCTTCCTCTTCCGCTGCCATAGCAGCTTCAGCATCCTCTTCTTCTTGCTTTACCAGTCGCTCTTGATGAGCATTCATTTTTTGAAGTTGTTCTGCGAGTGCAGACAGACCTAAGGTAATTCCTTCGTTCTGTTTCGCAATAACTTCTAGTGCGTTGTCTTCATTAGACATAAATCATCCACCTCTCTTTTATAAAGATTTTTTAACTCGCACCTATCCAAACCAGAGCTAAGTTATTTATCGCTGCTGGTCTGAAGCCAAGTTACGGCAGATGATAAACAAAAAACGCAGTCTATAACCAAATAATGGCTTAACTGCGCTCTTCTCTAATCTCTGTTAACACAGAAATCAAAAATGATTATAACATAAAGTTTTTGATACAGGTTTATTTATACATCTATAGATATTAATCTTTCTTTCCCATTACACTACTTCCAGTCAAGATAGCCCCAAAAGATAAGTGGAATAACCCACCACCCTTCAGAGTAAATGGTTCGTGCTGTGATACTAGCTTCTTTAAATACTCCATCTGGACTAATGGGTCTTCGATGGCTTGTAAATGACTCATATAATCTGCTAAGTCTAGTCCCATCCTAGCCACACCGTAGTAGACAGGAACCACGACAAAGTCGTATATGCAAATGGTTAAATAAACTATCAGACAAGTCCAACGCCACTTCATAGTTTTAAGATAATATGCTTAATTCTTCCCACTTACGTATAGCGGATACTCGTTTAGAATAGTATCTATCTTGGGGAACATTAAGTTTTATATAAAGTTTGTTCAAGTACAGACCAACGGTAGCTTGAGATCTTTCTAGTTCATCGGCTATACCATAATTAGTGTAACCTTTGACTAATAAATGCATGATATCTTTTTCTAAATTAGTAAATCTATCTATTTCTTTCATTCTCTATCTCTCAAAACACTATTGCCTTAGAACGGGCTCTAAAGCAAACTTAAGGAGTATGGCAGGCCAAAGCTCCTGCTATTTTCTATAATATTTATTTCTGATGGACGACGAATGCAACTTTTATCCTTTCGTGCTAGTTTTTAAATCAGTCTACCTTAAAGTTTATCCGTCTAGGGCAATAGCTTTAAAATTATATAACAAAATTGTTTATTAAATTTCTACTCCAGATCCCCCCGCAGCCTGTCTATCTAATAACGCTTGCTTCATATTAGAATAAGTTTCTACGGAAGATAAAACTGCTCTAAATAGTTCATCTCTAGAATTAACTTTCACATGATGCTCTCTAGCTATATGTTCTAAATCACTCCAATCTTGCTCAGACAAACTATGCATAGCCTGTTGAATCTCATCACGGGTCATAGCTCTACCATTTACCATATTTTAATTTCTCCTATCATAAGTGTATTGGCTTCTCCAATTCTGTACACTACTTCTAGATACCTTAAACTTCTTTGCCGTTCTATAATTATTATCTATGTCTTCTGCGTACTTCCCTACTTCCATTCTAAACTGGTCAGTATACTTATCAGGATTATACTTATATGGAGTTAATCCTTTAAACCAAAGGCTTAGATTTTGTTTAGGGACATTGTATTTTTTAGCAGTAGCAGTAACTCCTATCTTCTTAACACTTTCTCTAAGAATCCATTTTTCCTTTTTAGACCATTTCTTATAAGATACCGTCACTCCCTGTGACCGTAAAAAATCTCTTTTAGTTTGATTTGGAAATTGTATATTAGAAAGTATTATAGAACCATTAATACCGTATTTAGGAAAATTGTCAAATGCTTCTACTCTACTACACCATTTACATCTACCAAGTGCCCAACCTTTAACATTAGATTCCAATATCCAATGGCATTTATGTCGTCCTTTACCCAATTAATCTCCTATAGTAGACTGAAGCTTTTTTCTTTTAGTTTTACCAAAACCAAACTTGATCCCAGTGTATTGTCCAGTGCACTTTTTAGAACAGAAATTTAGTTCGGGATTCTTTCTCCATCCTTTTTTTGTATATGACCTTCTAGATGATGTTAAAAACCCATTTTTGATAACAGTATCTTTTCCGCAATTAGTACACTTGAAACTAATATAGTTAGTAACTTTACTACATTCTCGACACAGCTTAGAACCACTCTCGTATGCCGTTTTACTCCCACTCTTTTCTTTACCGCACTCTATGCAATACGCTTGAAAGCCACCACCTCTGTGTGGATATCTTTTAATAGGTTCTATGTACGAATAATTTTCTGATTTTCTGTTAACTTGAACTATTATTTGTCTGACACGCTCTCGTGTTAAACCAATTGCAGTACCAATTTCATCTAAAGTTGCATAAGGATTTATGTCTACTATGTATCTAATAGCAACATAATTTTTCCATGTTCTTTTACTTAAAACAGCCATAACCTACTATTTATCTCCAATTACCATGATTATCTCGACGTACGCTATTAAACCCATATTGTTCTGCTAACCAACGTCCTTGATGTTGTTTGTCGCAATAAAAATCACCTTTATATTTAATACCTTGTTTAGTTTCATAACCATTAACTGCACGATAATAAAGGCCTAAGGTGATCTCTTTAGGTTCTCCACAATAATTACATCTTACTGTCACCCTATTCGCAGCTAACCTACACTCTTTATGTGCTTTAGGATATCTGCTCAATAGTTCTGGATATGGTTTCTCGCATATCTGGCAATATCCTATAGATAAAGTTCTAAAGCTTTTAGTTGGTAAACCTTCTTGTTGAAGTACTTGATGGACTCTTTGCCTAGAAACACCTACTTCTTTCGCAATGGAAGTCATAGTTCTTTCTGGATATGTATTTCTAAGATAAGCTATTCTATCTCGATTTGTTCTTGCATATTTTTTATTAGCAATAGTTTCATCAGTGCTTGAGAGCATATTCGCCTCTCCCTATTCTAGTAAACAATTTACGTTGTGAATGAAGAAGACTATTAGTACGCTTTGTCAAAAGTTTAACTTTAGCTTCAGAAGAATATCCTTTACCAAGACCTTGACTTATAAAGAAAGCTACTAATTCTGAAGTTTTAAAAGGTCTATTTAAAGATTGAGCAAAAGAAAAAGCTTGAGAAGTTCTAGGACCTAATGCGGGAGTTTTTAGTCCATTAGTTTCTACTTCAGTAATACTT